AAGCTTCGTGCTGTAGCTAATCCTGGGCGTGTTTTTCAAAGGGTTTTGGAACCTTTTGGTAAGAGAATTTACTCTTATCTTGAGACCCTACCTTTTGATTGTACGTTTGATCAAACCAAGGCTCTTCCTGTTTTACAGGAAGCGTTATCCTGCGGCAAGACGATTCATTCCATCGACTTATCAGGTGCAACAGATTATTTTCCGCTCGCTCTACAGGAACACCTTCTTCGGAAGATGTTTCCTGATATCGAGGTAAATTTATTCTGTGACCTGAGCCGAGCCTCTTGGTATATGCCCGGAAACGGGGAGATATCATGGAGGAGAGGCCAACCTTTAGGCTTATTTCCTAGTTTCGGGGCTTTTGCCTTAACACATGGAACATTGCTTTTAGGTTTGCTCAATAAAGACTGGAATAACCAGTTCTTTATTCTCGGTGGTGATGTTGTCATCATTAATAACCAGCTGGATCAGGATTATTACCAAGTGTTGGATTTACTTGGTTGTCCTGTCTCAGTCCCCAAATCTTTACGATCTAATTCACTTTGTGAATTCGGTGGTAAAGTTGTAACCCCTCATACTGTTATCTCTCAGTATAAGTGGCGGGAAATTTCTGACGATTCCTTTATGGATATCGCAAAAATTCTTGGTCCCAAGTCCCTTGCACTTTTCAAGCCTCGCCAGGTCAAGATTATCAAGCGGCTTGCGCCGATTCCTGATTTTCTTGGAGGTCTTGGATGGAACTCCAATGGTTTACCATTGGAAGTTCGTTGTCAAGACAAACTGATATGGCAAGAAAAGTTGCCTGTGGACCATCTAATGGACTACTCGCTTGTACGTCTTAGAAATCTTTTGAATTCTAAGTTGTATTCGCAGACTATCTTTTGCCAGCCTTATGGTTTTAACACCACATTGATTGACAGAGATAGAGATCTCGACCAGAGATCTAGTCTTCTTCTTAAGAAGCTTTTACCTTCTTCCTTGTGGAAGATGGATAAGAAACTTCTTTCTAAGAATATTGATGGTGTCAGCCTTTCCCTTTATGGGAAGCATGCTGATTTACCAATCAATACATTACTTGGGAATACCTTGCGTCCATCCCTCCTTCAGAGGATGGAAGCTAAGGTTCGTCAATAAAACAGATAGGCATATC